GATAAATAAATTTGTTCAGGAGGGAATCCAAGAGAGTCCCAAATGGTCGAGTAATATTATTTGACATATCCTGATCTAGGCATTATACTATGGCATAGGGATAAAAAATATCCCAAACGATGGCATAAAACATTGGCATATAACAAGAGGCATAAAACAATGGCAACTTTACAAGAAATCCGCGCAAAACTCCAGGCAATGGAGTCCAACCAAACTTCAACTAAACCCAAATTCCAAGGCGACAATGCGATGTTTCCTTTCTGGAACATTCCAGAAGGTGCGACAGCAACATTGCGTTTCCTGCCTGATGGTGATCCTGACAACACATTCTTCTGGACTGAGCGAAACATTATTCGCTTAGAGTTCCCAGGCGTAGCAGGTGTCAGTCCCGCAGAGCAGAGAAAAGTAACTGTCCAAGTCCCCTGTGGTGAAATTTATGGTGACACCTGTCCTGTGCTCACAGAAGTTCGTCCCTGGTATAAGGATGACGCACTCAAGCAACAGGCTGGCAAATACTGGAAGAAGCGATCATACATCTTCCAGGGCTTTGTTACCAGCAACCCTCTGGAAGAAGAAGAAACTCCTGAGAATCCTATCCGACGCTTTATTATTGGTCCACAGATTTTCCAGATCATTAAGTCAGCACTCATGGATCCTGACATGGAGCACCTGCCCACAGACTATGTGAACGGCACTGACTTCAGACTTACCAAGAGCACCAAGGGTGACGGACACGCGGATTACACAACCAGTTCCTGGGCACGTCGTGAGCGTAGCCTGGACGAGACTGAGTTGGCGGCAATTGATCAACACGGACTGTATGATCTCAAAGACTTCATGCCCCCCAGACCCACTGCTGAACACTATGAAGTGATTAGCCAGATGTTTGAGGCAAGTGTAGACGGCGAGTTGTATGATCCAGAGCGATGGGGCAACTTTTACAAGCCCTATGGCATCGAAGTTCCAGCCACAGCGGCACCAGCACCTGGTCAGACAGCACTTCAGAAAACTGAAGCACCTGTAGCCAAGCCTGCCCCTGTAGTGGAAAAGGTCGAAACACCAGTAGCAGATACTCCCGCAGAACCTGACGTAGCCCCCGAGCCCGCTCCTGCTCCAGCAGAGCCAGCGGCAGAGGGTAAGCAATCAGCAGATGACATTCTGAACATGATTCGCAATCGTCAGAAAGAAGCATAAGGAGTAGACAATGCAAAAGCCATTCGATCTATCTAAATTTCGCACCGGTATCACAAAATCCATATCTGGTATCAGTGCGGGATTTCATGACCCACAAGATTGGGTCAGCACAGGTAATCACACCCTGAACTACCTGATATCGGGAGACTTCCACAAGGGTATCCCATTGGGTAAGGTAAGTGTCTTTGCTGGCGAGTCCGGCTCAGGAAAGTCATTTATCTGTTCAGGTAACATTGTGAAAAACGCCCAGGACATGGGTTGTCAGGTAGTCCTGTTCGACTCAGAGAATGCTCTGGATGAGGATTGGCTCCACGCACTTGGAGTTAAGACTGAACCAGAAAATCTCCTACGCATCTCTGTGAGCATGATTGACGACGTAGCAAAAACTATGTCAGAGTTCATGAAGGAATACAAGGCAAATTATGGTGACATGGAGTACGATGAGATGCCCAAGATGCTGTTCGTTATCGACAGTTTGGGTATGCTCCTGACACCAACAGATGTTGACCAGTTCCAGAAAGGTGACATGAAGGGTGACATGGGCCGCAAGCCCAAGGCCCTGACTGCGCTCGTAAGGAACATGGTCAATCAACTGGCTCCCTTCCCTGTGGGCTTGGTTGCTACCAACCATACCTATGCGTCACAAGATATGTTCGATCCTGATGACAAGATCTCAGGCGGACAAGGTTTTATTTACGCAAGTTCGATTGTTGTAGCGATGAGGAAACTGAAACTCAAGGAGGATGAGGCAGGAAACAAAACATCACAAGTACATGGTATTCGTAGCGCCTGTAAAGTGATGAAAACTCGTTACAGCAAGCCGTTTGAAGGAGTGCAGATCAAGATTCCTTACGAGCAAGGCATGGATCCATTCAGTGGCCTGATGGATATGTGCGAAGCCAAAGGACTTCTGGTCAAAGAGGGCAACAAACTAGCATACACCTCGCCAGTAACAGGTGAAGTTATCAAAGAGTTCAGAAAAGGCTGGACTTCAGATAAACTTCAGGTAATTATCGATGAGTGGGGTCAAAATCCAAAGGTTGAAGAAATCGAACCCGAAGAGATTGACGTCACAGAACTCGAACCTGTTACGGAGGAATTAGTAGATGAGTCCTGAAGTTGCACTGCTTCATGAAGTATGGGAAACAGTAAAGTTACACGCACCCAAAAGTGCTAACGTAGAATTTGCTGAAGCCCTGCTTCGCTGTTTTGATGATGGTTCAGACATCGAAGATGTGGTGGATGATGCCAACGAGTTTGACAAGATCATGAAAGCGGCAATCGTCAGTCATTTCGGCGGTTATGGTGACGATGATGACACAGACGACACTGATGATGACTGGGAATGATACATGAGTACCTGGTACAACAAGGTTGTGGAAGATTTGGGGAATATTATCCCCACAATCGACTACTTCGAGAATGAGCTCGAAGAAGCCAGGTACGAGTGTAGCATAAAAGGGAGCCTGGAACGTGCCAGTGCCTCCCTCCCAGGAATCACAGAACTGAGGTTTAACCAGCTCCAGGAGATCGAAGCAATCCTGGAGCACCTCAACATCCAGTTACGCAAAGAGCGTAGCAGAGTTTTTCGCAAGTATTTAGAAGCATACAACAGACAACTAACCAGCCGTGACGCAGACAAGTTCGTGGACGGTGAGGATAGTGTTATCACACTGACTGAGCTTTGTAATCAGTTCAGTCTGTTGCGTAACAGGTTCCTGGGTATCATGAAGGGACTTGACACCAAACAGTGGCAGATCGGTCACATTACCAGACTGCGTACAGCAGGCATGGAGGATATTGTAATTGGATAAGAAAAAAATCCTGCTTGTTACTGGCGGTAGTGATCCCATGGGTATGAAAATTGATGGTACAGGCGACAGTGAATACAATCGCAGACATAGTTTTGCTGGGAGATTGACTGACGCTGGAAGGATTTTTCAAGATTACACCTCAGTGAATATTTGCGTGGGTGGAATCAGTAACAGTTTTATACTCAGAAATACTTTGTTATGGTTTGAAGAGAATTACGATCCAGATGTTACTGAAGTATTTGTTATAATAGGTTGGAGTGATAGTGCTAGATGGGAAGCACCTGTAAAAAATAGTAGCGATCCGAAGTCCGTATGGCCTTGCGGAGATTGGATGGCAAAAGAAAACGACGACTACCTAAGTATTCAATTAGATTGGCCACAAGGAAGTAGGGAGAATTTTCCAGAGCTGGACCGAGTACACGAAGTTTATAAAGAGTTTATGTTAAATTCTCCTCCCCAGCAAATGGAACTTTTTAGTCTTAATATTGCCCTACAACTTCAATGGTTTCTTAAAAGTAAAAATATTCCCTACCTTATGACAGACACACTTCATAATGTAAAAACAGATAATGTATTTGTGGAGCCTTACCTTAATATGGTGGACAAACTCAGATACATAAACTTTGGACAGCCTGATGAGGCTTTCTATACGAAATATGTAGAGTTAGGATACACTAATCCCAAAGATACGTTTAAGTATTTTCATCATGGAGAAGATGCCCACCTTCACTATAGTCACACATTGGAAGACCATATCCTAAAACACAATTTGTTATGAACATACTAATTTGTGGCGATAGTTACAGTGTAGGTACTCAGGGATCTTGGACTACAATGTTCGATTGTGATGTAACAAATGTTAGCCAAGCAGGTGTGAGTGAATATAAAATACTTCAACAGGTGAAAGATCATATTTGTAGTGATCCTGATTTAGTGATTGTTTGTCATACTAGCCCATACAGAGTCCATACACTAAGCCATCCTGTACATCAGGACGGTCTTCACAAGTACTGCGATTTGCTATACTCAGACATTGAGTACCACTACAATAAAAATCCTACCC